GGTCGAACTGCCCCCATTTTTGTCCGAACATCGGGTTTAAAACACCCGTACCGCAACAAATTTTATTTATATATAGTTGCGTTTTGTCAACAAACCAACAAAAAATCTATTTTTACAATGACGATAACCGATTAAAGCCGTCAATAAACATTTTATCTTGACATATGTCGGTAAAAATTGTAAAATCTTGTTAAGAAATGATTAAGGAGAAATGAAAATGAATGAAAAAGTATTGTCGTTTGTATTAATTGTCTTAACCGCTTTAATAGTGTTGTTAATTTTGTTTAAACCTTCCGGCGGTGAATTAAATATTCCTAACATATGTTATTCGGTCAAATCCTATGGCTATAACGAACAAACACAAAAATGGATTGCTATAAAAGTTGATTCAAACGGTTTTGTTCTTTTACCGAAGGAAAACGGCGGTTCAAATGAATGATATGACAACCTATTTAGATTTATTCAAATCAGGCGGTGTAACTTATTTGAATAAAGGCGAAGATGTAAATCGAATTTATCCTTTTGAATATAAAAGAACAGAACAAGACGAACTTAATGATAGAATAAGGTTTCAAATGGCAAGTGAATCAAGAGGTTTTCCAATGATTATACCGCAAAATATTACAAATGAAGATTGTTTAATTTGCGGTCAACCTTATAATTATTACGGTTGGGGGCAGATTGACGAAAGGTTTTGTAATTGCTGTTTGGATAGAATTGAAAAACGCAAAACCAAAACAGTAAAACCGTTATCACAAAGTTACGAGAAACGCAAAGTTAAAGATTTTTTAGGGGGTTGAAATGCCATTCACAGTAACTGTACAAGGTTTAACGGACATCGAACCGAATATTAACGCACAGCAGGAAATGAAATTCTTTCACGACATCATTCACTATTCAAAACCCTGCATAAAAAGAACGGTTGATTTGTTCATCATGGGAAATCTTATTAATGCTTACCGCTGTTTCCCGACAGAAAATATAAGCAATGTATTTTACAAATTCTTAGAAAGGGAGAAAGAAAACTATGTCAAATAAAATTCAAAAGAAATTTGAAAGTGCAATAAACGCACAAGCTACCGCAAAAACTACACCTAAAACAGGATTTCTGCTTTTAATCGAAACACTAAAAGAACAGCATGGATTAAATGATAACTATTTTGAAAAGATATTCTTTACAGCAACAGACGGGGTTTTATCAGGCAGGACAAAACCTACAACAGGAATGCTAAAAAGGTTTTCAGATGAGTTCGGGCTTGATTTTCAGCAAATTAATAACGATTATAGATTGAGGGTTAATTAAATGAGAAGGACATTTTTTAAGCTAAAAACTTGCAATGAATTTGAAGTTGACAAAGGTGTTAGGGGTTCTTTAGATGTTTCTAAAATTCATTTTGTTTCAGAAATATTAACCAGCAAATACGGCTTTTGGTTTTTTATACATTGCGAAAACGGCAAATATGAAAATTGTTTCAAAACAAAAGAACAAGCCGAAGAATCGAGAAAAAGGCTTTTTGAATTAATGGACGCACAAGTTTATGAATGACGAAAGAAAACCCCGCAAAAAGTTCAAGTTCTTAAACAAAGAAAAGAACTTCTGTTTTATTGACGGTATTCCCTGCATTTCAAGGCACATGGTTTCTGTAATGTTCAATGTGGCTGATAAAACGGTATACAATTGGATTGAAAAAGGCTTACCCACTATTTTACAAGGCAAGATAAACTGGTACGATTTATTCGCTTGTTTTGACTGGTATTTAGATAATGTTTTCGAGGGCAAAGATAAACGGACAGCAGAGAATAAAAAAGACAATGCCGAGATAAGGAAGAAGGTTGCCGAAGCCGAGATAAAAGAACTTGAACTTGCAAGGGCAAAGGGTGCTTTAATTGATGCAAATGATATTGAAAAGCAGTTATCCTTGAGGGCAACATATTTTAAGACCGCCCTTGAGGAATTGCCCCGAAGCAATGCCGTCGAAATGCTTAATTGTGAAACAGAAAAGGAAGTTATTGATTTTTGGGAACAATGCAATCAAAATGTTTTAGAAATATTTGCACAAAGGCTTGAAGTTAAATACAAAGACGATTTTTCAAGGAATTTAAGCCAAAACGAAACCGAAGAAGTTAAAAATGAAACAAAGAAAATCAAAAAGTAACCCGAAACTTGATAACATCATTAAAGAAATTAAGTGGATTTCCAAAAAAGAAATAAACGCATATAAGCCCGTTAAAAAAGTATCTGTTGTTGAGTGGTGTGAAAACAACATGGTACTTGATAAGAAAACAACAGCTTATCCCGGCTTATACAAAACTTCTTTAACTCCTTTTGTTGTGGATATAATGAATATCTTTGAGAATTCAGGGGTTGAAGAAATTGATTTAATGTTTGCCTCTCAGGTAAGTAAAACGGTAATGATGACTGGAATGGCTTTATCATCTTTAGCACAAAACGAAGGTTCTCATTTATGGGTACAGGACACAGAAGACAAAGCGGTTAAAAAGATAAGTAAATTAAGATTCAAACCAACCCTTGACGGTTGTCAGGCATTAAAAGAAAATTTATTACTTGACGGCGGAAAAGAATCGGCAAAACATTATAATTTTGCAAGGGCTTCAATATCTTTTATCGGTGCAAATTCTCCCGGTGCAATGGCTTCCGATTCCATTAAAAGAATCTTTGCCGATGAGGTTGATAAATATCCGAAAGAGTTCACAACGGAAGCGGGAGCGATACAGCTTTTAAGGTCAAGATTGAAAGCATTTAAGTTTGACAGCAAATTAGTTCTTTCGTGTACTCCAACATCGCCAGAAGGAACGATAAACAGCGAATTTGAATCTTGCCAGTATAAATATTATTATTTTGTTCCATGCCCTCAGTGCGGTGAATTTCAGATGTTAAAAGATAGTCAATTGAGAACGCACAACAACATTCAGGAATTTTCACCGGAGAACGAAGAAGAGATCATCAAAACAACTTATTACGAATGTGAACATTGCCAACATATAATAAGGGAACGGCATAAACAGCAGATGTTAAGGCAGGGCGAATGGCGAACAATTGAAGGAGAACCGCTTAAACCGCACAGAAGAATAGGTTTTCAGCTTTCTTCCCTTTATTCACCGTTTGTAGAATTCGGAAAGTTCAACAGAGAAAGATTAAAATCGTTAAATGACCCTTTGCTTTTGAAGGATTATTATAATTCATGGTTAGGTTTGCCTTACAGGGAAAGAAGCTTATCTGTAGATGAAACCGGATTGCAGGGCAGATTGTCTTTACACAAGAAATGTGTTGTCCCAAGACAGGCAAGATTTGTTGTCGGTGCTGTGGATTGTCAAAAAGATCATTACTGGGGAATTAAAGTTGCTTTCGGTTATCGTTATAAATCGTGGGTTATAGATTATAAGAAAACGCAGACAAGAGAAGAAATGCGGGATTTTATGCGGGAAGAAATGTTATCCCATGACAGCAAAAAGATTTACAAGGTAAAAAAGGTTGCGATGGATGCAGGATATTTACCCGAAGATGTTTATCTTTTTTGCAATCAGCCTGAAAATCAGGATTTATTTCTTCCTGTAATCGGAGCAAGAACTAAAATGAATGTTCCTTATAAAATTGCCCCTTATCTGTTTGATATTGTTTCTCAAAATAGAAAAATGCGTACCATGAGAGGAACAATCAACACAGATGTTTATAAAGAGGCAATTTACGAAAGGTTAAACAGAAGCCCCAATTCAAAAGGCAGTTTTAACCTTTACAGAAACCCTGAAAAAGAATTGTGCAGACAATTAACAGCAGAGGAGAAACAGGAGATCAGAGTTAAAGGCAAACCAAGTAAATGGGAATGGGTAAAGAAGTTTCCCGACAATCATCTATTGGACGGTGCTGTTTATTGTTATGCTCTCGCTGATTATTTAGGCATTTACAGGCTTAACCCTTCTGAGGAGCATGAAATATACGAAAACGAAAATATGTTCTCAAAAGAAGATGAACAAAGCCCTTTTAAAGAAGTTATAACGGAGATAGTGTCGCAGGAAAAAGAAAAGACGAAACCGGTTAAACCTAAAAAGAAATTTAAGTCAAGCGAAAGATTCGGAAGATGATTGACAATTAAAAAAAGCTTTGTTAAAATTAATCGAGTAATAAAAATTTTGCTGTCCTCGATGCTGTAACCAACGGCAGAAAGGAATAAAGCTTAAAGAAAGATACCCGCATTAGGTTGCAGTATCTTTTTTTATTTATAAATTATTTTCAATAAAAGTTTGACAAAAATAAGGAAGACTGGTATTTTTATAACATCAGTCGTGGAAAGAAAGATGTTAAAAAACCGGTCTTCCCTTATAATCTGTTATCAGCAGATTTCGGAAGACTTTTTTTATTTACACCGCTTGACATCTGTGCAAAATTTGCGTAAAACAATATCAACAATACATTTTCACTTCTCCGATAGTTTAACTAAGCCTTATTTATTCAAGGCTTTTTTATTTATTCCAATATCCTTATTGACAAGTGCAAAATTTGCATATATACTATAAGCAAAAGGGGTTGAATTATGTCTTATACATCTTTAGCAACATTACAGGCAGAATTGACCGCCGTAAACAATGCAATAATTGCACTTTTAACGGGCGGGGCGATTTCTTATATGCTTGGAGATAGACAGGTAACAAAGATTGATTTACCAAAACTTCAAGAGCATAGAAAAGAACTTGAAAGACAAATAAACATGATGGAAAACCCACGCAACAGGCTTATCAGGACATACGGAGTATATAAATCAAGCAGATGAAAATATTTAATTCGGTTAAAAATGAACTTAATAGAATTTACAGTATTACAAAAACTGCTTTGAAAAATATATTCAAAAGAAGCGATAACATAAATTCAGGTAAAACAGGCAGAACACAAAAGAACTGGCGACCAACTTCAAAGCCGTTCAATCTTGAAATAAAAGGCAAGGAATCTTTAATACTTGCGAGAGCGAAATTCCTTGAATTTAATTCAACACAGTTAAATTCAATGCTTAAATCATTGGAACGAAATGTAACAAGGACGGGGATTAAGCCACAGGCAAAAATAAAGAACGCAAGAAAAGAACTTAATGTTTCTTTGAATGATCTTATTGAAGAACATTGGGATATATGGACAAGAAAAGAGTTTTGTGATATTCAGGCACTGCGTGATTTTTACCGTATGCAGAAATTAATATACCGTAGATTCTTTGTTGACGGTGGAATTTTTGTTAAGTTTGTAAACGACAAAGAATCAAAGTACAGGCTTAAATTACAGTTGCTTGAACTTGAGCTTTTAGATACAGCTAAAAACGAAGTGCTTGAAAACGGCAATCAAATTGTTTCTGGTGTTGAAATAAACGGTTATAGAAAGCCTGTTGCTTTTTGGATATGCGAAACACCTAAAAGTCCGTTTCATTCTTATTTGAACGGTTCTAACAACAGCAAGAGAATTTCAACAGATGAAATAATGCTGATATACGACCCATTCAGAGTAGAACAGTTACACCCGTTAAGCTGTATTTCGTCTGTAATAACAAAGCTTAATGACTTGCTTGATATAGATGAAAATGAATTGACAAAAGAAAAATTGCAAACCGCATTATCTGCTATCATTATTAAAAACGATGCTTATGCTATTTCGGTTGATTCAACAGAGGAAACAGATGCAGATGGTGATATAGAGGAAATTTGGAAATCGGGCGGTGTAGCTTATTTAGAGCCGGGAGAGGATATAAAAACCCTTGAATCTAATAAGAATACAAGCGGTTATCAAACCTTTCAAAAGATTCAGGCGAGAGATGCTTCAAAGGCTGTCGGTTTATCGGCAGAACAGGTAACAGGTGATTTAAGCGAAGTTAATTACTCGTCCGCAAGAACAGGCAGTATTGAAGATGAAAAGTTTTTCAAGATGCAACAGCAATTTATGATAGATGTTTTTTGTCAGCCTGTTTATGAAAAATTTATTGATGCACTTTATTTAACAGGAATACTTAATGCGGTTGACTTTACAAAGAATCCGTATAAATATTATAAAGCTTTATGGCTTACTCCGGGTAACGATTGGATTGACCCGCTGAAACAGGCAAATGCAGAAGTAACATTAATTAAAAATGGCTTAAAAACAAGACGGCAGTATTTCGGAGAAAGAGGGCTTGATTTTGACGAACAGATGGACAATTACAAATCGGAAGTTGAACTTCTTAAACAAAATGATTTAGATTTTTTAATAACAGACGAAAAGGAACAAAACAATGCAGAACAAAAAGAAGATTCTGGAAGAGATTCAGAGTAAGAATAAAAGGGCTTTTATAAAGCTTGGCTATTTAAGAAAAGCAGAACCAGATTATGAAAAAGGAATAATTCCGGTTTCTTTTACTTCTGATTCTGTTGAGGTTAATGACTATTATTTTGGGGCATTGCAGTTAAGCCATAAAAAAGGTCATTACGATTATTCAAGGCTTGAAAATAACGGCAAAGTATTTGTTAATCACAATACAAACGAATTGCCGATCGGTGTTTTAAGAAATATTAAAGTTGAAGGCGGTGTTTCAAGGGCTGAAATTCATTTAGATATGCAAGACCCCGAAGCCGTTAAAGTTTTAGGTAAAGTACAAAGAGGATTTCTTGACGGTGTTTCAATGGGATTTAATGTTCACGAAATAGAAGAAACGGGGCAAAAAAATTCACTCGGCTTTGATATTTACAGGGCTGTAAAGTGGGAAGCGAATGAAGTTTCATTGGTTGGAATAGAAGCAGATACCAACGTAGGAGTTGGTAGAAATATAAATTCAAAAGGAGCAGAAACAATGGTTATTGAAAACAAATCTGTGGTTGGTATCGAACCAGAAAATAACCTTTCCGATGGCGAAAGAAAAATTACCGAAGAAGTTGCGAAAGCGGTTGAAAAAACAAGAATTGAACTTGAAGAAAAACACAAGAGAGAAAAAGAAGAAAACGAAGCTTTTACAAGGGCTTTAGAATCTCATTGTGAAAAATTTCCTCTCACTAAAGAACAGAAAGAACATTGTATTAAAGAAAGAAGCCTTGACATTGCAAGAACTTATTCTTTGAACAATTACAGAGCAGAACCACACAAAACCGGTGTAGAGGTTTCAGATTCAAGGGGTCAGAACTTTGTTTCCGATATGGCTGATGCAATTCTTTTCAAGGCACTTCCAGAACAGAGAAAAATGCTTAAACTTTCCGAAGGTTCAAAAGCTTTCAGAAACATTAAACTTTTTGACATTGCAAAAATAATCTGTGAAAGAAGTGGTATGAGTTCAAGCGAATTTTATTCAAAACACCCGCTTGAAATTGCAAATAGAGCATTAGGAAAAAGTATTTCAGGAAAAAGGGGTGCATACAACGGCACAGGCGATTTTTCAAACATTATGCTTGACGCAATAAACAAATTTGTTGCCGTAATGCCGGAAATATCACCCGATGACGGCTGGAGAGAAATTGCAAAAGTAAGAAGTGTATCTGATTTTAAATCAATTTATTCTGTATCGGCTTCTGAAATGGCAAAACTTTCAGCTTATCCAATCCCTGAATCAGGCGAATATAAGCATGTAAGAATGGGAGATCATAAAGAAACCTATGCTTTAAGCACATACGGTTATGTTTACAACCTTTCAAGACAGGCTATCATTAATGACGATTTGAATATGTTTCAGGACTTTGTTGAAAAAATGATTAAGTCTGCAAATCAGCTTCCAATGGAACTTCTTTGTGCAAAGATTGTTGCAAATGCAAGTATGGGGCTTCCGGCAGGAGTTTTATGCGGTACTGCTCATGGAAACCTTTTAGGTGATCTTGCCCCTTCAACAGCTAATTACGAAGCTATTTCAAAGGCACTTATGAAGCAGAGAAGTTTGCCGGTTGATGGAAATTCAGGTGCAAGAATGTTAAATCTTATGCTTGGCATAATCCTTTGCACACCAGAAACATATTGGGCACATAAAAATCTTATCGACAATGTTAATGACATTGATGCAACAACCGGAACAGCAAAGAAAAATGCTTTCGGCGGTCTTAAACTTATAAGTTCTGCTAATCTTTGGGATGCTTTAACAAGTGCTTCTGAAGATACAGACACATATTACGGACTTGCCCCGAAATCTCAGTTTACAAACTTTGAAGTTGCTTTCCTTAACGGTGTTGAAACGCCTTATGTTGAAGAAAAAGAAACTGTAAATGTTGACGGCACTCAGTTTCTTGTAAGACATGACTGCGGTGTTGGTGTAACTGATTTCAGAGGAATTGTAAAAGTTGCATATCAGGCTTAATAAGTAAATATCAAATAAAGGAGATATTAAAAAATGACAATTGCAAATAAAGGAATTATATCAAAAGTCGGACTTGACGAGATAACTCTTGTTAATGGTTCAGGTGCTGATTTAGCGGTTCATGAGCCGATGCAGTATGTTGGAAAAATTGTTCTTGCAAGAATAGCTGTTGTGAATGGTGCTTCTGCTCCTTTCGATTGGAGAGGACAGTTTACAATGCCGAAATCGACTTCCGAAGCCTTTACAAAAGGACAGGTTGTTTTCTGGGATTTTACAAATAAACACCTTGACAGCGATTCTAAAAATCCTCTTGCCGGTAGAGTTGTAGAAGCCGTTGGTGCTTCAACCGCCGAGTGCGTAATTGATTTAGGTGATGGCGATTTTGAAGCTAAAAAAATAGTATCAATTAAAAATGATTCGGGCGGAAACCTTGCAAGGGGCGGAGTTCTTGTAACTAATGCCGGTGGTGCTTCTGACGGAAGAATCTACATTGCAAATGAAGCGGTGGCAAATTCAGCAACGGGAACATTCATATCCGATGC